CGTGGCGGCCTTGGCCTCGCCGTACTGCGCCGTCATGCGAGCCGCGTCCATCTGGCCGGCGCGCATGATGTCCACGGCCTGCAGCTCGGCCTGGCGAGCGTTCAGGTCGGACATGAACGCCGAGTAGTCGGCCTGCATCGCGCCGAGGCGCAGGCCGGCCTTCTGGCTGCGGACGCCGTAGTAGGCTCCAACGGCCTGCACGGCCGCGCCGCCGATGCCAAGAGTTAGCGCCCCCTTCTGCAGGGGACTGAGGCGCGAGCTGCCGGATGCGGCGGAGGTCGAGGTGCTGGTCATACTTAGCTTCCGATGGCGACCTCGAGCGTCAGCCCGGTCACGGTGGCAGGTGTGGGATCGGTGGCGCGCAGGATCAGCTGGCCCGACTGCGTCCAGCCTGGCAGCGCCGTCGCCTGCACCTCGGCCGTCGTGGCGCTGGCGCCCATGTTGATCGGCACGAGGCGCCCCTCGTCGGGGCCGACCATCATCGCGCCGCTGTCCACCAGTTTGGCCCAGACGCGGCCGACGTTCTTCGTCCGGCCCTGACCCATGGCGTCTGCCTGCAGTGCCAGAGGCAGCGTCTTGAGGTCGGAGGTGAACGGCAGCCCGACCGTGATGCGCGCGAACGCCGCCGGCAACGTGACCGAGCCGCCCGCTACGAGGACAGGGTACTGCACGGCGCCGTCGGCAAGGATCGTGACCTGGCTGCCCTCAAGGTGCGCCAAGCCGCTGATCGTCGACGCCAGCACCTCCACGGTGCCGGTGCCGGTGCCGGACGCGGTCGTGATCGTGAACTGCGTGGTGCTCGTCACCGTGACGCTGTACGTGCCGTTCAGGCTCGACAGGCTGAAGCGCAACGACCGGCTGTTGCCTGTGCTCAGGCCGTGCGGCGTGCTCGTCGTGACGGTGAGCGTCGTGCCCGATCGGCTGTACGTGCCGGCAAGGTAGTACTGCAGACCGCTGTCGACGAACCACGATTCGGCCACGCTCGCCCACTCCACCGTGGCCATGCGCTCGATATACCGCTTGGCGACGCCCCCGATCGTCCTGCGCACCACCACGTAGAGGATGTCTTCCAGCCCCTCGACGGCGACGCTGGCGCTTTCCACCGCGCCGCCGAGGTCGTGCTGGTGCCACGCTGCCACCTGCTCCTCGCCGATGTACGTGCATCCCAGCAGATTGCCGGTGCTGCTCACTGCCCACAGGATCGGCACAGGAGCCTTCGACAGGGCGAGCTCGAGCACTTCCTTGCCGTCGAACAGGTGGGCAGCGCGCAGGCTGACGTCGCCAGTGACGTAGCCGCTGGATTCAGCGCGCCACCCGAGCTCGCGGATGTGACCGCCGCGCGCGGCGGCGTACAGGCAAACGTTGTTGAGCAGCTGCGGCGTGGCGTTGTTCGCGCCGACGTACGACTGTGGCCGCACGCTGATGCTTGCCGGCGTCACCTTGTCGTCGTTCAGCGGCGTAACGCGCCATTCGGTGTCTGAGCCGAGAAGCACCAGGTGGCCGAGGGGCACCATGTGCTGGATGGCGCCACCGGTTCGCGCGGCGATGCGGAAGTAGATGCGGTCGGAGTCGATCGCCGGCAGGTGGTACGTGAGGTCGGCCTCGGTGCCGGCGTTTGTCATCCACACGTCTTGCGGCTTCCCCGGCGTCGAGGCGAACACGCGGCGCTGCTCGTAGTACGTGCAGCAGCGCGGCCAGTCGGATCCGATGAGCGACTCGTCGGGGATCGGCGGCGTCGCCGACATGTCTGGCCCGATGTTGTCGTCGCGGAACGACGGCGCCGCGGTCTGCGCGGCTTTTCCGATGTACCCGTAAATGCCGTTCTGCTCTTTGTAGACGCGGTAGTACGACGCGCCCTGCGACGGCAAGGCTCCGAGCGACTCGATGAGCTGGTTGCCGTACTGCGGCGTCCAGTTCAGCAAGACGAACGCGCCGCTGTTTTCTAACGGCACGTCGGTGGAGATGGCTTCGCTGGCCTTGCTTTCTGCTCCCGTGGCAGCGACAGACGTCACGACGTACTTGGCCGTCGCCGGCTCTGCGCTGTCGGTCCACAGGAGTCCGTGCGTTGTTCGGCTGCACGAGTTGTTCTGCTGCGGCGCGGTGATCGCGTTGAATGCCAAGTCGTCGTTGCGTCCTCGGACGTTGAGCCCGCCGAGAGTCCGCAGGATCAGCTCGTTTGCCAGGGCGAAGCGCACGCTGTAGACGCCAGGCTGCAGAACCACTGGCAACCCGTTGAGCGTTGCGGTCGATGGCGCGACCGGAGTCACTACGCGCACGAGGTCTTCCTGCTCTAGCCGGTGGTTGACGTTCTCCGCATCTGTTCCGTTGCCGGCGCCGTCGGTGATCACCTGCGTCGAGTAGCGCACTCCGAACTCGCCGTTGGCGTTGTTCGCCGGATACCAAGCCGGATCGAACCCGTCCTCCAACCGCCAGATCTTGCCGTAGTTGGCGAAGGTCAGCGTCTGGCTCAGCGTCGGCGGCGGGCTGACGATCTGGCTGCTGAAAAGCAGCGGCGTCAACGACCACGATTGCGCGCCGACGCGCCGCAGCTCCATCGGCCTCGCATAGGGGCTGGTGATGGTCAGGACGTCGTTGCTCTGCGCGAACCTGATGTCGCGCAGCTGGGTGTCGAGGTAGGTGTGCGGGATGCGCAGCAGACCATCGGCAGGCTGCGCCGACCAAGACGTCAGGCTGCTCACTGCCTGCCCGAACAGCACGGCGCTGCGGCAGTAGTACACCAGCCCGCCGCTCGTCACGTAGTCGCCGGGGCCGTAGTAGGCGTGCCCGGTGAACGTCACCGCCGGCGGCGCGGCATGCGGCACGCGCGTGGTCGGGCTGCCGCTGTACGACAGCTTGAACGTGTTCGCGTCCACTGCGGTGAACAGGTAGTAGACGCCAGGCTGCACAGGGAAGGATGCCGAGTAGCCGACACTTCCCTGAAAGCAGACTCGATCGACGCCTGTCGTGGTGAACGGGTGGGAGGCCCAGTTCACCAACATGTCGCCGCCGCTGTTGGTGAATGTGATGGTGGCGCTCGACTTGCGCGCCGGTGCGAGCGCCGAGTTGGCCGCCGGCCTCGTCACCGTCTCGCCGCCGATGTGCAGGCGGATCCAGCCGAACGTAGCATTGCTGTCGGCTGCTCCGGTGGCGCCGCAGACCTCCACGGCATACGACTGGCCAGTCCCGAACGTGAACGGGATCAGCCTCGTCGCGCGCGTGCTGTCCGCCACCTCGCGCACAAAGCGCGTGCCTGGCCGACGGGTGACAGCACCCTGGGGCATCACCAGCCAGTTGCTGACCTTCTCGCACCCGTTCAAATACTTCGGGTCGTCGACGCGGCCCCACAGGTCGGGACTCACCTCGCCGCCAATGAACGTGCGCTGGTACGTGCGGGTGGAGGTCATCAGCGTTGCGAGATCCAGGGAACGCTATGCGTCGGCTTCTTGTTGCGCTGCGTGCCGTCCAGCGCAGCCGCCTTCGCCACGTACCACTGCGCCATCTGCAGGCACCGCTTCGCCTCGCTTGCGCCCTGGTCGCCCTTGATCAGCGCGCCGGCGAGCTTGCTGGCCAGCAGCCACCCGAGGGAGGACACAAACAGCGACGGGTACTTGTTGGCGTCGTAGACGAACGTCGCGTACCGCAGCACTGCGTCTTCGACGTTGGTGTACAGCGCGAGGTCGCCGGTGGACGACTGCTCGATGGTGTGCGCCGGCGGCTCGCGCGTGGCCGAGTCGATGACGTCGTCCGGCGTGTCCGGCCCCAGCACCTGAAGGACGCGACCGAGGTCGGCCGGCACCTGGTAGCTGTGCGCCCACTCGTCGACGTCGCTGGTGGCGTTCTCCGTCAGCGTCGTGCGCTTCGTGGCGAACGACCAGCTGTGCATCATCAGCAGCTCTTCGACGGCGGGGTTGTAGAAGCGTTGGCACAGGTCGGCCTGAGCCGAACCGTCAGACGGCGAGATGCTCGTCACGACTGTCGATTCGCCGATTTGCGACAGAGCGGTGTTGCAGACGTCTAGCGCCGT